TTTGGGTTTGTATTTTTCTTCTAAAAATTTCAGTAAATTACTCGCATCTATCGTGTATCTTTCCTGTATATTTTCGGGGATTTTTGTCAATAATGTTCTCACATTTGACTCGCTAATGTTTTCAGAATATATTTCGTGCATAGATCTCTCTTCCAATATCCGTTTCGCATGTGATATATTATATATATTTCGGGCTCTTCAATGGTTGGATAGGGACCACTTCCCCCAACACAATCTTTCTATCTCCAATGGAATACACTGATCCTTGCATCTCGTATTTCTGGTTGGGCGCCTTCAATCTCTGTTTCATCTCGGCTTCTTTGTCGGAATAAGGACATGTTTTTGCATCCAACTTGGAGCCAGGATTGGGAATACTGACTTGCCAAAATACCCGTGGCTCCTCTTTTTTTTGAATGGTCTCTTCGATCGGGCGTTCTTTGTCGTTTGGCGGAACGGGGTCTTTCTCTAGACTCTCTTCTTTTTGAACAGGTTCTTTCTCTACGCTCTCTTCCGGTTTGTCCGAAGGAATATCTTCTTTTTGAACAGGTTCTTTCTCTACACTCTCATCTGGTTTGTCCGAAGGAATATCTTCTTTTTGAACAGGTTCTTTCTCTACACTCTCATCTGGTTTGTCCGAAGGAATATCTTCTTTTTGAACGGGGTCTTTCTCTACACTCTCATCTGGTTTGTCCGAAGGAATATCTTCTTTTTGAACGGGGTCTTTCTCTACACTCTCTTCCGGTTTGTCCGAAGGAACGGTCTCTTTATCTAGACCATCTTCTTTTTGAACAGGTTCTTTATCTACACTCTCTTCGGGTTTGTCCGAAGGTTTCTCTACGGTCTCTTCGATGGGACGTTGTGGTTTGTCCGACGGTTCTTCCTTTTTCGTATACGAGAAAATGGATGCATACAACCGGGAAAACCAAGACACTGTTTCCTCTTGTTGGGTCGTCGGCTTGGATATCAACCCCAGAAACACATCATACGGGCTCGAGACTTCCCCCCCTCCCGTTTGAGAATTCTGTCCAACCAACCGAACAATCGCATCGCCAAACCCAATCGCGCGAAAATAAGTGGGGCTATACAATTCCGCTTCCATTGGGTCTTTATACGTCTTTTCAAATACAAACATTCCGTCCACGTTTTTTGCCGATTCGTCCATTATATTCTACTTGGACACAAGATCTTTCCTCACATGTTCGCAAATGTCACAATACACCACATATACCGACCGATCAGGGTCTAAATCAATCAAATCTTCCACATAATGATGGTCGCATGTCTTTTGTCGCGCCAATCGGACCTGTTCCAGTTTCGCATAACACCCGTTTAAAAACCGGCGATTCACGACATTCTCCCCCTCCTTGCGTACGGCTTCTTCCCAATCATCCAATCGCCAGCGCCAATTTTCAGACATGTTGTTTCTATAGATACACGTCTTACTGTTTACGTACCTTTATCGAATATATTTGCTGTCCCATTCCTCCATAACGGACAGAGGGATATCGCGCAACAAAGCATGCGATTCCCAGAAATACCGGCAAAACATCCATTGGAATTCGAGTTGATCGAGGTCGACGAAATAGTCGGGCGTTTTCTCCACCATTCGTTTCGCCGCTTCCGGAAGCAAGGCGCGGTTCCACGGAGGAATCACATAAGAAAGCTGGACATTGGCATGGAAAGGCCGGTTTGTTCCCCGGGTCGAATCAATGAATTCCGTGTCAAAATCGGGGACGTATTGCACTAAATCCTGGAAGAGGGGAGGGTAGTGGTACTCGTATTTCCATCGCCAATGGGGGCAACCTTCCGTGTAATACCGAAACACCCATTCCAATCCCTCCAAATAATTCAAACAAATCTTCCTCTTGTCCGCAGTATGAAAGGCCATCTCATAATACCGGTCTTGCCATCCCCGTTCCTCCGGGCAAATATACGTCTCTTCCGCGCGATAAAGGATGGGAATGTTCTCAAAGAGAATCGCGCGCTCTTCCGGTGTCTTGTCCGGAAACACGCGTTTTCCCATCTTGTCTCTCGCCGCATGTTCCGTCAAGATGGCTTGATGCTCCCCCTTGGCCAATTCTTGCAAAAAGGCCTTCACCACTTTCCACTGGATTTTCGCCGTTTCTGGGTGAATGAAAAACACACCGCGTTTCCCCGCCATGGTCGTCTTGTATAATTCTAGCAACGTATAGATACCGTGTGTGCGAATATTAAGCGCGGGGAAATGCGGCAAGAAATCATTCCCCAAAAAGAAACACATGAAAATGTAGTCGTAAATCCGGAACCGATTCTCCTCCGCCGACCCAAACGAGACACCCATTTCTTTCAACATGGAATCCGCCAAATTACGCGAATCCAAAAAGAGCGGCTCGTTGGGCAACACCTTCATTCCTTTGGGAAGCACATTCTTGGAAAACTCGGGCGCCTCGCGAAAAATATAAATATTCTCGCAAGCAAAGCAATGGAATAGCGACAACATGATCAGATCCGAGTCGAGACCATAGACGGCAATGTTCTCCTTTTGGTTCGCATGGTCGCGCATATATTGAAACATCTTATGCTCTCCTTCCCCGGCAAAGTTAGACCCCGATACCACGATGGTCTTTACACCATACGGTTTCTGTAAAAAGGCGTACTCCACTTTAGCCGAAAGTAGTTCCATGAATTCCGTGCCCGGAGTGATTGCACTTGTATTCCATTTATTTGAGGTGGGGGCCTTCTTGCACGAATTTGCGAAATCAATCGCCTCCATATAGCCGGTCTTATGTCGGCGGATTCTCTGCTGATTCATTTTAGCAAAAGGGGCCACCCCGTCAAAGGCAATATAGACAATATTGGTGGGAGCAATGCTATAGATGTGGTGTTTGATTTTGCGAATCACCTGGTCAATGATCTGATCCTGGGGATCCGAGTCCCAGTTTTCAATCGACCGGATGGCGTCATAGATGAGCGAGTTGCAGTCCATATACAAACTGTGGAAAACCGTCTTTTTCACATTCTTGTGATAATACGCATTACGTATAATATTAGAATGGTTTTTAATAATATACGAAAAATAGCTTGGAATTCCCATTTTTTATACGGCGGGTGGAATCGTTTAGTAATATATGGCAGTCTAACTTTATATTTGTATCGGATTATATATAATAAGGTTTCATGAGTCATCCCTTCAAGAAAAAGAGTGATTTGATGAAAAACTCGAATAAAATCACGATCGATATGGCTCAAAAGACAATCAATGAAATAAAAAAATTAATCAAGGAAAAGTTGTTTCGAATCCAGACCATTATTCAGAACACGCTTTCGCAATTCAGTCTCTATCGCAAATTCGAAATATTGAGCAATGTGGATTTGACCATGTGTTCCACTTCCTTGTCTGAATGCTACGAGAAATGCAGAGCGATGATGTCTGATTTGGACGGGTCGGAGAAATATTCCACGGTGGAAAATATCGACTGGGCCATCACCGATCTACAGTCCATCATTGACAAGCTCTCGATTATCATGTGCGGATATGGGACCAAATACATGGAAGACATTTTCTTCATTAGTTTTGGTACAGAAATAGACGCGAGTTCCGTTCCACTCGAGGTATGGCGCGACAAGTACGAGATGATTATGAAATACGTTCGTCCCATTGGATACAAGACGATTCACTGGAAGAATTGCAAGACCAAGCCCAAGAACGTGGGCGATTTTGGCACACTTCTTTGTGCCAATAAAATGACGGAGGAATGCATTCCCATGGAGCAGTCCCGGCAATATGAGTGTTACGAAATCGATTTGAATGCGCGTACCACGTCTGTCAAGATCTACGGAATCCGCGTGGTGATTCACGACGAAAAGACGCAAAAAACACTCATTATACAGGGCGTAGTGGACGATGTACCTTTGGAATGCATGTCTGGCGCCTATATAAAAGAGAGAAAGGGCGACATTTTGGCAAACATTCCAGCTAGCGACGCGTTCGACCCCTATTTGATGGGTCGGTTGGTGGACACCATGACGCTCAAAGATATTCTCATATTGGGGAATGAGGATCTTTATAAGAAGCACATGATGGTCATGTCGGAGGTGAATTATGTGAAATACAACAAATTGAACATTACCATCAAGAAATTTCTGGAAATGGACGTCTATGGTCAGCGACACATGCTGATGAATTTGCTCATTTACGACAAGGACATTGATATTCAATACATTACCTATCTCTTGTACGACCTCATTACATCGAAAAGCGGGATGGATTCCGCGGAGCAACACCTCATTTATGACAGTTTCCCATGGAAAGTGAAAATGTATTTCAAAGACGCCATGAAAAACACCATCAAGTATACAAAAGACATGATCAACAAGTACGATATTAACCGCATTTCTCTCGAGCAACAAGTCTATGTGATGAAGGCGCCGGAGAATGTGAAGGAGAAGGCGATGGCCAAATTGAAGGAAATCAAAGGGAAATCGGACGACACGGGCGCGAAAGCAAAACAGTATTTGGAGGGGTTGTTAAAGATCCCCTTTCATGTGTACAAAGAGGAGGCCATTTTGCAAAAACAAAAGACGATTTGTCGCGAATTCTTGGCACTCGCTTCGAAACACGCATCTCTCTTTGAAGACGCCGGCATTCGCGTACAATCCAAATACACCACATACGAGCTCTTGTTGGCGGTTGCCAAAATCGATCAACACATTATGTGCGAATTATCGGGGGAAATGTTGGCGGCGATTTTGCCCAAAGTTCCGAAAAAGGTGGGGACGGCGCAATTGCACGCCATTTATACCATGGTAGCGGAGGATCGCCAGCTCTCCAACAAAAAGACGGCAACGAAAGACGAGAAATTCCAAATGATCGAGTCGCACTTGACGGGGTGTTCGCGCGACACGCTTGCCAAAATATACGACGTCTTGAATGTCACGGGGGGATTATCGAAAACGGTACATGAGTTGGATCGTTTGAAGGGGGAAGCGAGAGAAATAAGCGGCGATTTGGATCAAATTGTGGCAACATTAGACGAATCCATTCACGGCCACACACACGCCAAACGTCAAATCTTGAAAATCATTGCTCAGTGGATGAATGGGGAACAGACGGGGTACTGTTTCGGATTTGAAGGGTCGCCGGGTATCGGCAAAACATCTCTCGCCAAACGGGGTCTGGCCAAATGTTTAAAAGATGCCAATGGGGATTCGCGACCCTTTGCCTTCATTGCTCTCGGCGGGTCTTGCAACGGCTCGACCTTGGAAGGCCACAGCTACACCTATGTGAACTCTACCTGGGGGAAAATCGTGGATATCTTGATGGATACCAAGTGCATGAACCCCATTATTTATGTGGACGAGCTCGACAAGGTGTCCAAGACGGAACACGGGAAAGAAATCATTGGTATTTTGACACACTTGATTGATACGACACAAAATAGCGGATTTCAAGACAAATATTTTAGCGGAATTGATGTCGACCTGTCGAAAGCCCTCTTCATCTTCTCGTACAACGATCCCGCACAAATCGACAGTATTCTCTTGGATCGAATTCACCGCATTCGTTTCGACAACTTATCTCTCGACGACAAGGTGACGGTGGCCAAGAAACACGTCTTGCCCGAACTAAATCGGAAAATGGGAATCGAAAACTGCGTTGTCTTGTCCGACGACGTGATTGAGCATATCATTCAAACATATACACTCGAATCGGGGGTACGAAAATTAAAGGAGGTATTGTTTGATTTATACGGGGAAATCAATTTGGAACTTTTGAGGGGGGACGACTCGTTCCAAACCTCTCTCCCCATCGATATAACCATGGACGATTTGCGCGACAAGTATTTGACCAAATATGAACGCATCCGGGAAAAGATGATTCATACATCGCCAGAAGTGGGTGTCATCAATGGTCTCTGGGCCAATTCTCTCGGGATGGGCGGAATCATTCCGATCCAGACCATGTTTTTCCCCAGCACGACCCTCCTTGATTTGCGTCTTACAGGTATGCAAGGGGATGTCATGAAGGAGAGTATGAATGTAGCCAAAACACTGGCTTGGCAACAAATGTCGGAAGCCGAACAAGAAAAAATAAAATGCCAGGGACTACACATCCATTGCCCGGAGGGGGCGGTATCCAAAGACGGCCCCTCCGCGGGTACGGCCATCACCATTGCCATCTATAGTCGTCTCACGGGAAAACCGATTCGCAATGAGGTGGCCATTACGGGGGAAATCAACTTGCAATCGCAAATCACGGAAATAGGCGGTTTAGAGCAGAAAGTGTTGGGCGGAATCCGGGCAGGCGTACGCAAATTTTTGTATCCCCAATCGAACGAGACGGATTTCCAGAAAATCAAAAAGAAATATGGAGAGAAACCATTCATGGTGGGAATCGAATTCGTAGCGGTGGACCGGTTGGAACAGGCGTTGCCCCATTTTATTGACCCGTGAAATATCTGAACGTTTGTATATAGCCAATATAAAAACGTTCCCATGGTAGAATTCTTAAATTTGCCCGCACTCATGTACGTGGGATTTCGATTGGCGCCTTTTATATTAGTATCCTTCTTTGTTCTCTCGTCGCTCTTTAATTCCGACTTAAAAGGCATCATTTTCCTCGGCATGTTATTGGTAAACTGTTTTGTTACCGTCATTCTTGGGAACATGCTTCCAAGCGATTCGAATAGCGAGAATACATACGGCGTATGTAACAGTCTATCCTTGACGCAGGCCGGCCCTCTGTCGCGCAATCTGCCTCTCAACATTAACATTTTCGCATTTACGTTTGCCTATTTAGCCCAAATCATAGAGAAATACGACTTGATTAAACAAAACATTCCCACGGTCATTGTGTTTTCCATCATTATCTTGTATCAATGGTATTGGGCCGTGAGCAACAACTGTAATTCGGCGTTGTATACCTTCATGTCGTTGGCGCTTGGCTTTGGATTCGGCTGGCTATTCTCTTTTGCGGTCGACGAGATGAAAATCGTCCAATTGCAAACCTTCAATGGGCTCGCGAACCAGCAAGTCTGCACACGCCCGTCGAACCAGATTTTTCAATGCACGAAAAAGAGAGTCGGAGTCTAGAGTTCGAAAAACCCAATGTTTTTGCTAAACCATGCTCTCAATTGAGAACAAATGCGTGATCGCTGAAGCCCGTCGGCAATGAGCCGGAAACTGGCGTTCTTGTCTTCAAAATGGATCATGAAATAATGAATGATATTGACCGTGTTGGCAGACGAGTACTTGGGCGTAACCGCATCCAGGGGGAATTCGGGCAGCCCTTTTTTCTTATTGACATCGTTATGAAATCGATGGAAAAAGATGCGCAAATGTTCCTTGGTTTGGATGGACTGGGGGTTCAGCTTTGCCATATATTGTGTCGCATGTTTCGCGCAATCGGGGCAGGGCAAATTCGAACAAACGAGAGATACAATTTGCAAAAGTTCCCCCCGAATTTCTTCGAAATATTCGGGTTTTACCTTTTCCGCCAAGGTATGAAACATGAACCAAGTCGGTTCGCCCCATTTCATCGTCTTCTTTTTCGGGCGAGGGCGGTCAATCACGGATTCGGGTAACACGGGGGGAGGCACATTCTCTATCGCCGTACGATATTTATAAGAAAAAGTGCTCGTGGGAGTCGGTACAGGAGGCAATGGCGCTTTCTCGCTTCGCATGACACGTGTTGTGTTGGTAAAAATCATAATATAAACATGGACATAAAAAAGAATGTCGACAATCGACGCCCAAAACCTACATAAAAATAGTACGGTTTATTATATAACTAAATATGGAAACCATCGAACAATTGAAACAGACGGTGCGTCAATGGGTGAAATTAGACAATGAGATTCGTGCACTTGCCGCGGAGACGGCGTCTCGCAAAAAGGAGAAAAAACAAATGTCGGAGGAATTGATTCGGGTCATGCGAGAGAACGAGTTGGACGAGTTCGACATCAAAGACGGGCAAATTGTCTATGTCAAAAAGAACGTGAAAAAACCCATCACTCAGAAACAATTGCTTTCCATCTTGTCCACGTATTACAAGAACGAAGAAAAAGCCGAAGAAGTGAATAGTTTTATTTTAGAACATAGGGAAGAAGTGGTGAAGGAAAGTATCAAACGTGTGATTTCAAAGCAGGTTTAATTGTCTAACGTATATTAACGTCTAATAAAGACCCAACTCGGGGATGGTGTATTTCTCTCCCGTGCGTTCATACTTTGCAATGATTTTGGGATTGTCCTTACCTTGTAAAATATCTTCCGTGCGATAGACATTCTTGTACTTGTCAATATAATAGACGATGCCGCCGATTTCCTCTACACATACTTCCAATTTCTGGTTGCACTGTTCGTGGTCGTCTGCGTCGGCCTCGTTCGCCACTAATCCATGAGGCGTGCCCTTGTAATGGGTTCCGCAGAACTCGCAGTCGTCGCGGCGTTTTCGCGTACACTGTTCGCCGTTTGCGCGCTTCGCGTTACACCGATTCATTTGGGGAATGGCGTTCTTGACACGCTTGCGCTTAATAAAGTCGTCTTTCTCAAAACAAAGGCGCTCATATTCATTGACGTATTCGAGGAGTTCGTTGATCTTGTCGGAGTCGTCTTGGAACCCGAGTTCGGCCGCCTTGTTGCGCACGGAATCCTTGAATTCCGCGATATAGGTTTTGCACTTGTCGTTGATGCGTTTTTCCATGGTTGAGATTGATTGTTTGTTTGGATACCATAGTATATTGCAAAATGTTTAGTTCAATTTTGTAATATGTTATTTGTTGGCAATATAAAGACGATTCACGCGAACGAGTTCCCACATAGAAAAGAGGTGGAACGCGACATGGTATTTCCACCAATCTTGATTCCGGAGTTCAAACAGCCGGCACGATCTCCAATAACAGAATGCGATACACGCAATCCATCGGAAATCCGAGTCCAAATCATAGAACTGGCTAATAAAGTAAGCAACGGCGATTCTCGACATGTATATATCGGCGGTTCGTCGCATTCCATAGATGGGGTTGCGCCAGTAATTCACGGAAATGGCAGAGGATGCGACAAGGACGGTAGCGGGAAGAGGGCTGTAAAAAAACCCGGGTATTCCTAAAGCGATCGACGAAACGACGATCCATGGAGTATTTTTATACAAGTGCATATTTTTGTTATAACATTAGATCAAAACCGCAAAGAAAGATCGCGGTAAAATACTGCCGCCTTTTTGCACGCCTCTTTCATGTATTGTTTTACCGTAGTCTTGTCGCCCGTTTGTTTAAACGCCAATCGAATGGTGGAATGGCTGTCGTGCGGATGGAACTTCTTGAACCCGCAAAAGGCGAGTGTTTTGTCGCCCTCGAAATGCTCGGAATACAAGTAATATTCGAGCACCTTACCTATGGTATAATCTCCGCGTTCCAAGATGAAATCGAATGAGTTGGTCATGGTTGTCGCGCTATTCAAGATACTCACGTCTTCGCCTTCGATTTGCTGCGACAAATCCTCAAACTGTTTCTTTAAAACAAGCGCGGCGATTTTCACGAGCTCGTGGTTGTCATAGACACCAATCGATTCCACGGAGAAATCAAAACTGTTGGGCTCGTAGAATCGCTGGGCATCCAAAAGGTAGAAATTGCGTTTCTGGAACTCAATCTCTTCCTGCTCCGTCTTTTCCGCCTTCAACTTTTGCTCTATTTCGGCCCACGCTTGGTCGGCTTTCATGCGATCCGGCGTATTCGCATAAGCGGAGGTGCAAGCGACCGAATACGCGCTGCTTTCTTCTGCACTGTGGATGGAAAACTCGGCGGTCAATTGAAGGCGTTCGCCGGGTACATTATCGCTAATTTTCGGACGAAGACGAGAGAAGACAATGGGGGAATGAGTCTTTTCATTTCTGGGGAAAATGCGGGCAAGCTCCGTCTCCGTCAACACTTTGCCATTCGTCTTGTTTCGTATTTTGAAATCCGCGGTAGTGACGTAAATGGTGGATTCCGTGTCATTCTGCACGTCGACTTCCAAGACGTAATTCTTGAGGAGCGTTTCGTCCACTTCGGACGCATCGGATCCGGTGGAAAGCCCCGTGATGGCCTTCATATGGATGGGGATACACGAGAGACGATGCTTTAGGATTTCATTGTGAAGACGCCCCGTGTTGATTTGGATATCGCATTTGGCTTCTTCGAAAGCATAGGTGGGGATATCGTGGAGAATGGTTCTTCTTAGCGCATTGGCTAAACTTACGTTGAGATGGGAGAGCTGGAAACGGTAGATACCTTCTTCTTCGGAAATGTGCTTGAGCGACATGGTTGGTTGTATAGTATGAAAAGGGTTATTTAGTTTGGATCGTATTCTTTAATTGGATTGCGTTCAATTTTATTTGGGAGGTAAATCTATAGGATGAGTATCGCTATAAAATCTACCCCCCCCCCCGTGTGAAGGCCAACGTGTTAAAATAATAGACTCGATATACAATGAACCAAGCATTTATAGAAATAATGGTACAATCGAAGGAATAGTTGAATCTTGCAATGCAGACACGGAGGTATACACGGTAAAATTAAATACCCCGATTCTTCGTATTACCGACGAATCAAATACCAACGAGAAAGTCGACCACATCTCGGTCGGAAAAGAACAGCTAGAATTTCTATCCATGGGTGGACGCCGAAATCAAAAACATCGATCAAACAAACGTAGATCAAACAAACGAAAAGTTAAAAAAGCAAGGAGAAAATCTCGCCGCACCTCCCGTTAAGAACATGTTCATTTATTATAAGTATGGTCCAATACGTGGTTGCCATTCCCTCCTATCATCGATCCGATGTCATTTCTCAAAAGACCCTCCATACTCTTCAAGTCGGCGGAGTAAAGAAATCCCGCATCTACATTTTCGTCGCCAACCAAGACGAAAAACATGCCTACGAATGCAGTGTCCCGAAATCCCTCTATAAAGAAATCGTGGTCGGCAAACTCGGCATCGCCAACCAGCGCAACTTCATTTCCCACTATTTCCCTAAAAACCAGTACGTCGTTTCCATGGACGACGACATTGAGGCCGTGACCCATCGCACCAGCCCCACCCACCTTTCTACCATTCGAGACCTAGACCATCTCTTCCGCGAAGCGCATGCCGTGCTAAAACGCGAACATCTCTTCCTCTGGGGCATCTACCCCGTCAACAACCCCTTTTTCATGAAACCCACCATCACCACCGATTTGCGTTTTTGTATCGGCGTCATGCACGGATTCATCAGTCGACAAGATCCTTCGCTAAAACTATCCGTCCATTCCGAGACGAAGGAGGACTACGAACATACGATCCTCTATTACCAAAAAGACGGCGGCGTGGTAAGGTTCAACTCCATTTCCACCAAGACGAAATTCCACGCCGACGGGGGATTGGGGAAAGACCGTATTGAAAAGAACCGGTTGGCGGCGGAATATTTAGAGAAAACATATCCCGAAATCGTCTCTCGCTTCTCTCGGAAAAACGGCATGCCCGAAGTCAAATTGAAGGCGCTTCCCCGTTTACGCGTGCTTCCTTAACCGTTTCACAGTACGATTGTGCGTCTCCATAAACCGCCGACTTTTCCCACGGGTCAATTTCCAGACCTTGGTTCGCAAGTAACAAACGACGGACAATCTCTCCGCCTCCGCGCTTTTCTTATGCATCGGCAAATTCCCGTGTAACTGATGCACATCCATAAACAAGATATCTCCCGTGCGCACATTGACACCTAGACCGTATTGGGGGAAACACGTTTCTCCTCCTGTATAAGATCCACGTTCAATGACGGTCAGGTTCCCAAACCCCTCTTCGTCGTCCCCCTTGTCCGTATGCATCGTCGTATTGAAATTGACGTTGGTGGTGATGGTAGTAAAAGACGTTTTCCCAATACGGAAAGGGGTTTCGTCGGCCTTCTTTCTCTGGAGCCGGTACTTATCGGGCACGTATTCGGCGTAAAGCCGGTCCACGTTTTCCACGTAAGGAATCACGTGTTGGTAGCGATCGGGGTAATCCATCACGAATCGGGTTGCGCGAACGGGAAGGAGTTTTTTGCCTAATCTGGTTAAAACCCGTTTTTGGCTAGGCGCGAATCCGTCGAAAAACCCAATGATATTGGTCATGATTTTGGGGTTTTTATAAATGTTTTTGGATTGGCTTCCCGCGGCGGAGCCGCGGTTATACGTAGGCTGTCTGGCGAATTGAATGACATTGTCGTAAAACGTGTGTGCCTTGTCTAGATCGAGCGCCTTTTTCCGGAATCGAAGCAAGAGATGTCCGTCTTCTGAAAAGACATCGGTGTCTTGATCAATGATTTGGTCGATTTGACTGGGTTTTACCCGCGTGTTTTTCCATTTTTCCATTTGAGCATCGGTGTATTTCTTTTTCACGTGCAATACCTGGACACCGTCTTTCATATATATTTCGCGCGAGAAAAAAGGGTTGGGTTAGATATGGAATAAAATTATGTGTCTTACCTGTTTTACGTTCTTCGGTCCTTCGCACTTACCATGAGATGGAAGTAACCCGAGTCATTCTCAGCCCGGTCGGAGCCCTTCCACGCACGCGTTGAACCTTGAGTTCCACGCCGAATTGCGTCCTGAGTTGACGAAACACGGCTCCTCTAGGCTGGATCGCCTTCAAGACTTCCTCCGTCACCAAGATGCCCTTCCATTCGTTGGTCGCAGCATCCATGTTCGACGTCACTTTTCTCGGGCGAACCGTGTACTCGGAGGGGGTCAAGGAAAGACCAATCAATTCCGCAAGGGCGTTCTGCATCATCTCTACACTCATACTCGTCTCGACCGCAAGTCCAATCGTGTAGCCGCCATTCTCCACAACGACGTCGCCATCCTCCAATTCTCGGCAAAACAGTTCGTTCTCCGTCGTGCGAGGGACTTCATTGTCTCTCAACAACTGCTCGAATTTGTCCGGATCTACCGCGATGGTGCGCGCATCGAGAAACACATCTCCTTCATGGAATCCGTATTCAGGGAAATCCGTCATGATCGTCCACAATACGATGGCCGAGCTGCCCGCTTGGATACCATTGGAGGAACCGAGTCTTCCGGCTTTGTTATGCACGACATGGTCGTGCAATTTGGCCAAGAGATCGGGATGGGATTGGTTGGTGAATTGGCCGTCCCTGCGCTCGATTTTACGGACATGGAGGTTGGACCAATCCATCGTGGTCATTCTCTCGATGATTTCCTCGGTTTGGTTGGGCGCGTTCGTGTTGGTGCCCCTTCCTTCACGGAAAGCATCGAGGATAGCCATGCGCACGACGTCCTTGCCTTCCTGTCGGAAAGATCGTTCCTTGTAATCTCTCCATTCCTCGTCGGAAATCCGGAAGAGAGGCTGGCAAATGGGGTTCATGGGTCTTCTCTCGATCATGTTCTGGGTGACTTCCTCCAGTTCCTTGGAAGGCGCGATAATGTTCTTTGCCTTTCCGGGAATCAAAGGATGTTCGGGAGTCGAGTTCGTGAATTTGTGAATGTCTCCACGATCGAGAATTTTCTGGTAGAGAATGACGCGAATGTTCCCTGGGTTGTCGTACCCGCACATGCGTCCGAGGAGTCCTTGCAAAATGGTGTCCGCGTTGGGGTCTTTCGTGGTTTCCATCACGAAGGAAATATGCGCCTTGTGAACGTTCTGACCCATACGGCATCTTCCCTTGACGACAATCAGTGTGGGCACATCGGGTGCCGTTTCGAGAAAACTCAAGTCTTCCGTGGTCGAATCTTCCGACGAATCGTAGATTTGCAAGACAATGCCTCCGATTTCATTGACCAAATCTCTCAATTGGGGCAATTGGAGATTGTGGCCATGGGTAGCCACACGAACGATTGCGTACTTGGGAACGCCCGTCTTCAATCGGACCAATTCGAGTTCCAATCTCTCGACTGGATTCGTAAAAGTTTCAATGAGACCCATGTCCAACATGTCTTTGACGCCCATGTATCCATCACCAGGTTGCAAATTCACAAGAACCTTCGACTGGTTCTTGTGAATCAAGTCACATACTTCGGAAAAAGGTGTGGCCGAAATAGAAATCACGAAATTGTTGTGTCTCTCGAGTCTACCGAGGTCGCCATTCGCCGGGATTCCTTGGTTGATAAAGAATTTGTCCACACGCATGGCTTTGTCTTGGGCAGCATGGCTCTCGTCCCAGACAATGATTGCGTTGGTGATTTGGGCGTAGGGTTTGTCGAGGTCGGGTCCCCAGATGTACTCGATGGAAGTGGAGAACTTGGCCCAGAATTCTTCCTCGATTTCGTCGGCTTCGTCTGCCGTCTTTCCGTCGACATCGCGCAAGTATCTGCGGAACCATCTGCGGAAAAACCGGGCGAATTGGATCTTGTTACTGTTTTGGGCTTGGGTTCTGAGTCCAAGATCCGAGACACCACTGATACTAATGATCTTATCAATGGTGGGGTGGTTGTACATGTACAACGCTGCGCCAAGCCAGAACGCCATGGATTTACCCGACTGCATTTGCGCAATCAAGATGGCATAGCGATGAACGCCTTCGTTGGCGATCTGGAGGGCGGCTTGAACTTGTTGAGGGGAAAACGTTTGCATCTTATTCGTAAATGGAGGGGGGGGATAATATTCTGTTTGCAAAAAAGGGGAAACAAAAAGGTGTTCAATTTTTAGAGGCGAGGGGAATTTGTTTTATAGGATCGGCGTCGGCGTTTTAATGTACGTTTTTTATGAGATCGTTTTTTGGAGTTTCCGCCACGTGGGTTTTTAAGGATTCGTGTTTTTAAATCGACCAGATATTGAGCGTGGCATGTCTCGCCGGATCAATTTGCGTAAAGAACAAGATGCCAATCAAAATGAATAGCAAGATGAACGGCAGCAAGACCAAGAACCAAGACAATGTCTCGTACCCCGATTTGCAAATGATGTTTAGCAGCCATGTCCAGAACAAGACATAGACTATCTTCAACATGAAAATGGCGACGACGCTTCCCGTGTTGCAACTATAGGAACCGACGCAATAGATCCCGTTGTTTCCTATATTTTGGAACGCCATGATGGCAATCGCCACGACAGAGAGAATGAAATAGAAAAGTGCCGGAGTACATAGTTTGTTTAGACCAATGATTGCCATTATATATTAGACCGCGGATTTTATGGATTCCTAAATCTCGTCCGGATACGCAATGTCTTGGCAAAGAATCGACGTACCCGTCAACCTGTTTTCCATATACTTTCTCTGATTCTCCTCCATGATCCGATTCACATGGTCCATATCCACCAAATCCGGATGTACGTACCAATCCTCAAAGACGATTTCGCGACGATGATCGCATACGTCGGAAAAAACGCGAACATATCCTCGGTTCGCAAAGATTTGTCTGGACGCATTTCGCGTGTCATAATAATTTCCCATATAGACATCATGTTCGAACGTAACGGTCGCGAATTTGTGCTGATCAAACAACGTCGTATCCAACAACTCCAACGTCGTCAATGTGGACCGGTTGTCTACATCCAAGTCAATCTGCAAATAATCCATTTCTGCCGGCATATTCGTTTGTTGGAATATCGAAGCATAATCGACCCGCGTTGCATCGGTCAACGCATAAACACTACGTGGGCGATGCTGACGATACGCGTCCAAAAACGTGTCGTTATACTCCACCATGACACCACTCCATCCATACGCCGTTTCCAAAAGATACGTATTGTTTGTATGGATCGGATCATTCGACCCAATCTCCAGGAACTTTCCGTTCCGTTTTCCGCTCAATATATTGACAATGAATTTGTCTTGGCACGCTTGACTATAAAATTCCGGCATTATATTTTATAGTGATAAATATGGGCGATCCCTAATTTTTACACCTGCTGTTAACCTTTCAATTTCCGATTCATATAACCTGAAATCGCCGTTGGTGATTTTTCGGATATAAACAGGCAATTTATCGGTTATAAAATAACAGCTACCAAATCACATTAAAAGACGCCGACCCTAAATGGTGAGCGTTTGAAATGTGAAATGGTGTAACCACCTAGGCAGTCGGGGCATTATTGGCATGATAGATGGACGGCGAATTGTTCGACGTGGGATTCGTCACTTGGTTCGTGGACAAAATATTCCCGGCCGCGCCCACCGACGTGATATCGCCAACCATATTGGTCGCGTTCATGGGTAGTCCAAGCGGCATAAATGCATTGGGCCAATACCCGGTAATGTTTGTGAGCGCAGCCGGCATGATATTCCCGCCCATTTGCTTCTTTTGTCTGGACGATTTCCGTTTGCCAGACTTCCGTTTGACCGACTTCCGTTTGCCGGTTTTCCTTTTCCCTCCGTAGACAAATGGCGCCGTCAATCGGCTATTCACCGCTTCATAATAGGGGTCTTTATCGAAAGTGTTTGGCGGGTAGTAAGACCGTATGGGCACATCGACAAAACTCGCAGGGAAAACCGCGGTGCTTTGGTCAGCGAGCCCGTTAAACCATCCTCCGCCCCGGATCTTCTTCTTAGATCCAGCTTTCGACAAAAAACAAGTATCTCCTAACTGGCCTGTTCCGCACCCACCTTTCTTGCCGCTTCTCCTCTGTTTGGTAGGTCTTTTTTTGGCCGGCATATCCTATATCATAGGTCGGCATTTTCCAGCTCCATCAACGATTTATTCGATATCCACATGCGTCAGCATATGACGCCGACAACACGGCTTTTTCAGTCCAATTTTGTCTAAAACCTTACCTTCAATCGTCTTTTCCGCATTTCGCGCATTGAAATAGACGACATTGTCATTTAGCTCTTTCGTCTGTTCGCCGCTCTCCATCTTTTGTCTACGCACTTCATTCAAGTAAAACTCGTACTTATCTGCCAGTACTTTTCCGCAAGTAACACAACGAACGGGGATAATCATCTTTGCAAGTGTATATATTTCCAAGGGGATTGTTTAATACCATTTACAAGACGAATCTTTCATTCAATTTTTATAGAGGCGTATTATAAATAAATGTTTCCTAAATGGATCCTGCAAAACAAACTCCTGATCGGGTTTGTCATGATTTTCATATTTTGCCTCTCTCTCTACGCTCAATACTATTTTCAAATCGAAGTAGAAGGGTTTGATACCATTCCGATCCAATACAAGGATTCCTCCCAGACAAAGTTGATTGACGGGTATTACCAAGTGGATGATAAGCAAATGGCGGCCATTCCGAACGGGTTCATCATTGACCCAAACGATCCGCGCAATATTTTGCCCAAAACGTTGCAGACGAAAGATTCTCTCATCAGAGGTCCCAAAATCTTTTCCAACGGACAAACCATAGAAAAGGGTCTATTATCCGGGCAAATCATCCCCGACGGGTATTTCATGTTGAACGATGTGTCGCTCGGCACCTTACCTCCGAATATGATGCCAAACGTGAAATCCGTGGACGTATCCTATAACAGGAAGCTGCCCGAAGATATGCCCAAAGATATGCCAGCTGGCGCTCTGCCGCCCGTTATGTCGCCCGTTCTTTTGGTGTATTATACACCCGGGTACACGAGCAAGGCCAAGTATTATGAAAACACCTTTCCCACACCGAGCGCGGTGGCCGATCGGGTAAAGGATAACCCTCATGCCCCTCCATACACTGCAACCAAACCGCCACCCGCAGCGCCGCCCACCATGTACTTTAAGGATTCTGAGTATACTCAGGTGGCGTTTTTGCCGTACGGGAAGATCCAAGACCCCTCGAAAGGGTTCGGCTACGTGGGCGACACCAACTTGATTAGCCAGACGGGCAAATTCGATTTCACCAATACGAATTTTAAGGACATTGCCAACAACTACAATGTCAATTACCACGAAAGCGCCGAGCAACTCTTGGAAAAGGCGGGGCCGAACGAATTTAATTTCTCGTCCATTACCGTGTCCGACCAGAATGGGAATCCCGTAAAAATCCCCTATAACGATATTCAGGGGACAGTCACCTATTACCGGCCGGGGTCGTTCCCTTTCGGAGGCTCAACGTATATACCGAAATACGAAGACAGCGTCTATTTGAGTCGGCTGACGCAATTGTCCACGACGGCGCCTTATACGCCGAGCACTGGGCCCATGGGCGCGTGTGAAAAGTACGCGGATCTACCCGCACAACAAGAAGAATATTGCCGGTCTCTCGACGCAAATACATGCGGGTCGACCTCGTGTTGTGTGTTGCTAGGTGGCTCGAAATGCGTGTCTGGGAATGCGAACGGGCCTACCTACAAGAACAATTACGGGGATTATTTGCTGCGGAACAAAGACACCTATTATTACAATGGGCAGTGTTACGGGAATTGCCCGTAGGCCTAGAAAAATTGAAACACTTATTGTCTCCTCTCTTCTGTCCCTCCAAATTTATTCCCCTCCCCAGTGTTTCTTCACAACTTCATCATGGCCGATAGATGGTTAAACGATTTTACCTCGATCATGTCGAGTATCACGGAGACTGCGTTTGATGTGTCCATTCTACAAAGTGGTCATCTCGCGGGTCAGCAACTGGATCCTGCGCTGATGAACAGCGCCTACGACGCCTTGTCGGAATACTTGATGGATCTCTATCATACCACGCAAGATATGCGTCGCGATTTTAACTCCCAACTCCGGATCCAAAGATACCAAGCCCGTCTTGCAGAACAGCGCGAGCGCGCGCGACAAGCCAGGCAACAAGTCCAAGAAGCTACCGCCCTAGTCCAAGAAGATCCTCCCGTCGAGAGACAACCACGAGCCACCAAACCCAAATCGAAAGCCCTCAAGAGATCCGCCCTCGAGGCACTCATGCCCGACGATTGCGGCATTTGTCTAGAAAAAACAACACGTATCCTTACGATTGATACGTGTTGTGGCCACTCCTTCTGCAAAACATGCTACGATGCCTATCGTGTCAGTGCATTGACCCGCGAAAGAAGAGCCGATCGGGTCATAAAATGTCCCCTTTGTCGCAAAGTGAACCCGAAAATCACGGAATACCGGGCGCGCAAACCGCCTACACGCCAAGCGGCAGCGACTGTCGAAGCGGCAGCGACAATCGAAGCGACGATCGAAGACTCCATGGATCAGGTAATGAACTCCCTTGTTGCTATGGAAATTTAACACACACGCAAATCAAAAACAAATAAAAAATCGGCTTCGGCCTATTTTTTATTTACAAACAAACAACCCAACACTTATTTTTTACCTGTGCGATAGATGGTCATTTGCATCTGTTCGTTCCGACAAAGGGGGCAGCAAAGGGTCTTGTTGATACGACACGTTTTCTCAATGAGTTCATCAAAACATGTCTTTCCAAAAGAATGTCCGCAAGACGTGGTCGCCATGTCTTTCGCCCTATGTGGATCCATACAAATAGCGCATTCATTGGTTTCGAGTTGCCTTGCCTTTTTTTTCGTCAAATGAATCACCCGGCATGTACGCGAATTCAATCTCCACGATGTTTTATCGATTTTCGCCTGGATCCCGGCTTGTTCATCAAATAAACCCATGGCCAATTCGTGATAGATTTCTCTCTCCATCTCAATCGCGATTTTGTCCTTCTCGGCTTGATACATTTTTTGTTCGAATTGCGAGATGCGTTTGTTCAATGCCATCATTTCGGGGTCGCCAAATCCTTTCCCGTTCGTGTTCAGTTCCTCGTCGTATTGTTCGCACAGTTTGTCTAGGTAATCCGACAAATGCCACCATTTGTTGCTGATACGTTTCCAGCGTTGATTCAGGCGTTTCATTTTGCGCAAATTCTGTTCGAGCTCATCCTCGCATATCTCTGCCTTCTCGTAGAAGGGAGTTAGACGCATTTCTTCTGCGCATAATGCGTGGACCAACGATTTCATGGATGGATGAATGGATGGGGGGTTTGTCGACGAATACCGCAAAACAAACCATGGTTCAATTTTTACAAAAACTCGCCCTCGACATAATTGGCCAAATGGCTGTTCCGATGAAACTCTCCCTGCCCCCAATGGTCATATTTCCCCCGCCCATCTTCCACCGCCATCATGGGGTAGCGAAGCGCTCTTTTTTGCGTCCATTTGCTCAAGGTCCAGTCGGGGTTATATGTGGGCAATTCAGGGTCTTTTTCCACCCGGGAGGCATAGGTCGCATCATATTGGTCGAGCAACCGCCTGGCATATTCGCGCGAAATCATAAACAAATGGACTCCCCACTGGTTTTCCGGGTAGCGATGGTACCGATACGGAACATCCGACCCACCGTCATAGACCAGTGTATACCCATGATGCCACCATTCAATTGGCTGGGTCGTCATGTAACCAAGCAGCAAAATATCTAGACTCATGGCATTGAATTCGCCCATGATGGTGGGCAATTCCGTGGCCAAATTGCGTCGAATCTGCACATCGTCTTCGCAAAAAAGGCCATACGGTTTTCCCGTATCATAGAACGCCTGGATATTGTCCAAATGTCCATAAAAAACGGAAGCCAGTCTGCGTTTCTCCATCTGATCCGTAAACTGCAGTCTTGGATCGTCCATCTGGACTCCCCCGTGAATATTCAATTCTAACCCCAGTTTTTGAAACCTGCCCCGCATCGTTTTCGCGCGCTCTAGCGAATTGTACGCCACGCAATAAAAGGCGCACTTTTTCGAAACATGTTCTGACAAGGAAATCGGGGGGTACAAACAGGGATATCCCGCTTCTTCCAAGGCCGGATACGTCTCGTTCGAAGTGAGCTCGCGTACAAAACACATTCCGTATTCTGCATGTTTCCACAAATTCTGGCTATACCGATTGTCATGTGTCAAATCGTTCATCTCGTCCCCCCCGTAGAAAAACGCAATCTCCGTTTTTGCATAATGGGGAAACACGTGTTCCCATAAAGGCAAATTCGGCAACGACCCCTCCCACATTTCATCGGGTCCCACCTTCCCATAAATGACCGCGTCCCAATACCGGGATTGGATCTTTTCCACAATGTCCGCCTCTGTCATATAAGACCCAATCGGGTCAAGTCGTTTCGAATAGGTGAAGCCGTTTCCGTACAAGGCGGCATTGTTCTCCGCCGAGTCCGTATACAAAAACCCGATGCGCGGGTATTCGACGGCTTCTTCCACTTTGCGCTGGATACCGATCCAGGTGAGTTCGCGCGTATAGTTGACCCCCGCGTGGCATCGTATCATCAAGACTCGTTTTGGGTTGCCCATTTTTTCCAAGACATAGTTGGCCGTCGCCGATACCGACTGATGTTTTTTTACATGGTCCAAGAGATGCGAAACATAGGTTCGGTAAAGCGGCTCCTTCTCTTCTGTCCAAGGAAGCAGGTCTTTCTTGGCCGCTTGTACCAGGTGTTTGGGGAACGTGGTCAAGGTATTGGCGGGGCATGCGTCGAGCCCTTCA